TCTAACCTCTCGTCGGTCTATGACCCCGTTCGGGGCGTTTCCTATCAATGAACCTTTGCATCGGCGCAGCACTCGACAACCCACGAATAGCAAACGCAAGCGCCATCACCATATCGTCGTACGCACCGTCACCAGCACCAGCCAACTTACCTTCTTCATCCAAATACACGAACGTACCCATCTCCTCAACAATACGAGTATCAGGTATCTCAATGCTCTTAGAATGAATCAGACTGGCCATTTCTTCGAGCAGCCAAGCCTTCGTGCTATTACTGGTAGCCCAACCAAACCGAGCAGCCTTATGGAAGCGAACCTTAGAAGGATCAGTCTCACGATACGTATTCGTATAACCCCACTCGTGCACCAAACGATCCACAAACGTCACACCAATACCACTACGCTCAGGCACAATCATGCCCTTGTTATACGCCGTAGCAAGAAGCAAAGACTCAGCCAGCACATCCTCAGGCATCAACTTAGAACGATGCGTAGCCACCACACTACGAGCATCCTTATCCAACACCACAATCGCACTATGATCCCGACTACGCCCACTAGCAAAGTCCACACCAAGCACATAATGATGATCAGCCACAGGATCGGCAAAGATATGAGTAAGCCCCTGATAGTCCTGCTCGAACCGTCCTACGGTCTTCCCATCACGGCGAGTGATACGATACCGACCGCGCTTAATCGGCTCCCTACGAAGATCACGGTAGTGGGTCAGTGATTCCCGCTTGAAGAACGACATCCCACTGCTCAGGAAAGCCTCGCGCCAGTTTGACGGGAACTCCTCGGTAACGCGCTCACCATAGCGAGTACGAGCATCCCGATACCAGAAACACTGCTGATCAGTAAGACCATACTTCTTCTTGAACTCAACCTCAACAGGTGTAAGGTCTGGTTCTCCCGGTCGCTGCTCGCGCTGATACCGCTGCGTCACAAACCACGGAACAAAGATAGCAGGCATATCAGGTTCTTCGCCCCGCTCCTGCATCATCATGCTATTCACAAACTGCTCGTAGAACCAGCCACTAGCACCCTTAGCCGTACTCTCAATAAACACAGCAGTCTCAGGATGATCAGGCACAGTAGCAAGCACAGCCTGCGCAGTCTCCTCCGGCCTAGCGAACTGGGGAACCTCAGACAAGTGCACATAGTTAAGCGTCATACCACGCCCAACACCCTCAGGGTCATGCGCACTATCAGCACGATACAAACCACGCAACGGATCAGCCATACGCATACGCCGACCACGCTCACCACCGGGATCCTGCTCAGGGCGAAGCATCTCAGGAAGTTCACGCCAAGCACGCTCAACCTTACCATACAACTCGTGCACAGAAGCAAGATTATGGCTCACCGTCAAACAACGAGAACCGGGCGTAGTAAACAACTTCCACGCAAGATACATCTGAATAAAACTAGACATACCCTGCTGACGGCCCTTGCATATCACCGCCCTGATCGGACGCCCAGCCTTCTGCTGACGCTCAACCTCAGACCACACAATCCGCTGAGCCTCATTCAACTTCAACGGAACAATCTGCCCCATCTCATCCTCAATACGAATAAGAGCCTGAGCATACTGAGGAAACGACGCAGTGGCAATCAACTTACCAAGGTCAGCAAGATCGCTCGAATCAGTCGCCAGCGTCAATCAACCCCTGCTTAACCTGAGCAACCACATGCCGAACATCAACACTACCCTCATGGTTCACAGTCTGAGTAGCAGCACCATACGCGCGCTTCTCGAACTGCTCAAGAAAACCAAACAAAACCTTCAACCGCTTATGATTCATACGCTTCGTATCAATCTTCTTCTTACCATTCGTAAACGTAACGGTCATTTCCTCAAGAAGGCTACTAATAATAGCCAACTTCGCACTATAAATCTCCTCAGCATGATCACGATGAGCACTAACAAACCCATCCAACTCACCAAGAAGTTTAGCCTGCTTCTTCAACGCCGCAATCTCAGCATTCCGCTGACGCATCTCAAACAACGTACGAGGCGCATAATGCTCCAAATCCTGCCTCACACTCAACAAACCAATACTACCATCCTCAGATTCCTCCAAACGCTTCAACTCAGCATCCGTCAAGAACCGATCATCACCGCCCTGCAAAACAGCGGGAGGACGCTCATCAGTATGTAAAACAGAATCTTCCATCCATAATAGACGTAAAACTACTCCAACTCATCAGGCAACAAACCATCAGGAAACACATTATCCGTATACGACGCACCACCATCAAACAACCTATTCCACTTATGATACGACGCAGGCTCAACCTGAGTAGCAGCCAACTCCTCAACACTCAAATCCTCAACCCGACGAGTCTTACGCCCCCTACCAGCAACCCCACTAGGACGCCCCGGCCTACGCTTATTCTCACAACCACCCTCACACTCATCACCCGGACGCTCAACACTAACACTCATACACCGCCAACACACAGGCCCATCACCCAACCCACGCTGCTTACGCCGCTTAGAAGCATGCTGACCAGACTCATGCCGCCTCACCAACTCACGCCCCCTACTAAGCAAATGATGCCCGGCACGCTTCGAACCCAACACCAACTGAATCTCATACTCATCCTCCCCCGTAAACACCCGCAGCAGCATCGCATCCCGAACCATACGATCACGAATACCACGAATAGCCATCACCAACTGACAATGATCCAACACCAAATCCATATCACCACCACTCAAAGCACGACACCGAGCCTCAAACGCAGACAACTCACGATGAACCTCATCGCCAACAACCGCAAACCCATCCACCAACAACCTAATCCTCCGCTCATCCCACGGCCTATCCAACCCCTCAACCGTATCCAACGCACGATTAGACACCACTACCCCCAAACCTAGCAGCACTCCCAACCCTAGAGGGACTGCCGCCAGCACCCTTCACGCTACCAATCGCAACCGGACCCCACACCCTCAGCAACCGCCCACTACACGCATCCCCATGCTGCATCATCAACACACCAACAGGCGGCTCCCCCAAATCAACCTCAACCACCGAACCACACAACTCACAACGATAATCAGCCAACCTCATCACCACTAATAGCCCCCTCCCACAACGACGCAACCCGCCCAATCGTCCTCTCAGCAAGCAACCTCTCACGCCCAGCACCAGCAACCCGAACACGCAACGCCTCATCATTCACCAACAACGTCAACGCCGAATACAACCCCTCAGGCTCACCAAACACAAACCCATCAACACCATGCCGAACAGTACCACCATACGTATCAACACCACCAACAAACACCGAACCAGACGCCCACGCCTCCAAACACCTAACATCCGACTTGGCCCGATAAAAATCATCACCAAGCGTCGGCCCAATCGAAACCTGAAACTGCGACACAACACTCGGATGCTCAGGAAACGGCACATACCCCAACCGCACAACCCTCGACTGCAAACTCTTACGAATCAACCCACCCAAATCCTCACCAATCGACACAAACCTCACATGAGCATTCTCCAACAACACCCGCTCCAACACAGGCACAACCCGCTCAAACGCAGCACCATGCCCCACCGAACCAGACCAACCAACAATCACATCACCAGACGGATTAGCCCTACGCTCAGCACGATTACGCAAACGATTACCAACCCCAACACGCGCCCACCGATCCAACTCCAACGCATTCGGCACAACCCGCACATCGCTGCAACCCAGTTCTCTAACCCGCTCAGCAATAAACTCAGTCGAACACGTCACACAATCAACAACACGCAAACACTCCTCAAACGCCGCAACATACTCCTCCGTATACTTCCCCACATTCCGATGATCAGCCTTCCCAATAAACGCCCGCAACCAATCATCCACATCAGCAACAACCCTCACACCACGATCCAACAACTCCGCAACCTCAGCAAACATAAAATCCTCACGAGGCATCGAATACACCACACACGGCTGATCCTGCGCCCCCACAACAAGCCGAGGAGCCAAACCATCACCATCCCGCACAAACAACGACGCCCCCAACGCCTTAGCCGGAATCAACGAACGATAATACGACACACCATTCACACCAAAATTCACAAACAACGCATCCGTACGAGTAGGCACAACCCCCACAACCTCACGAACCCGGCGAACCTCACCAGACGGCAACACAAACTCCGAATCAACAACCTCAACCTCAGACACCAAACAACCCCTCAATCAAACAACCAGTCTCAACCAACTCCAACGAACCCTCCCACAACAACTCATCCTCATAAAACTCATCATCAGACGACACATCACACAACAACCTCAACGGACGAACCTCACACAACACAGGCCACCACTCACCATCAAACCCACAATCATCCAGCAAATTAACAAACCCAGCCATACAACCAACAGTCCCACGCATAGACCACTCACCATGCACAATAGAAGCCTCCAAACCATCAAGAAACTTCCCAAGCACCTCCAAGCGCTTATCAACCAAAACACTAGGAGCACCACCAAGCACCGCACCCTCACCATGCACACTCACTAAATGACGCGGCACCCTCACCGGAAAACGCATAATCTGCGAATGGTTATACAACTCCACACCACCCAACTCAAACCGAACCTCCCTACTCAACATAGGACGAACACAACGAGTAGCCTTCCACAACATCGGATGACGACCACGATCCACAACACTACCCCAAGGAATACTCACAACAGTTCGCTTAGAATCAACAACCACAACAAACCCCAATCGTAGACAACACACAACACTGTACTCTCACAATCGGACAGTGCCCGTGCTACAAGTTCAGTCACCATAACAAACAGAACAGTTTTGCAAAGAGGAATGAAAACCGAAACAAAATACCGGGATGCCTATGATGTATATAGATTCGGCCCCCAGCGCAGGGGTGGCGGGGATGCGTGTGCCGGCCCCGTGTACTGCCTGCATCGGTGGCACGTTGCAACGTCGGTGCATGGCACGTTCTCACGCCGTCACGCCGTCTGTGCCCGTCACGATACGGTGGAATAGTGAAATGCGGCATGTAGACCCGCAGCCACGTCGCCATATAGTCACGCGCTACCACTACCGCCGCACGTCCGGCTGTCGGGGACGTTAGGAAGTTTCGGTACAGTTGCGCACGTTCTGACCTCACTGTGTGCCCCGCTACGGTATTGTTATGGTGTGTGCCTATCAGTGTGTCGCTGTACGGTTTTGGCATGTTTTTGCAGATTGCCCTTGACTGTGTGAAACGTACCTGCTACGATTTGCGATGTAAGGGTACACAGCTAGTGAAAGGTAACACTATGAACATGGTATGCATGATCGGCAATGTTGCGTCAGATCCCACGATTGAGCACACGCCGAGCGGGAAGGCGATTTGCACTTTCCGTTTAGCGGTTTCACGTCCGGGTGGCGATAATGCTGATTTCTTTACTGTTGCGACGTTTGAGCGACAGGCCGAGGTTTGCGCGGAATACCTGCAAACTGGTAGGCGCGTCAGCATCGAGGGCCGGTTGCATCATTCGTCGTTCGAAGATTCTAATGGTGAGCGAAGGTCTAAGGTTGAGATCGTGGCCAGTCGCGTCGAACTGTTAGGCGCACCGGGGCGCGCTGCTGCTGCTGCTGAGAAGGTGCGGGCATGATTGCCGACACGCTCAGCGATATGCGCGCTCAACTGCTTGAGGACATCGACCGCTACTCGGAGATCGGCGAACTGTCGCGCTTGCCGGTTGGTTTGCATCGACGCATTAGTACGCTGGCCGCGAGTATAGATGTTTTGCGTGCTGATATTGACTACTACCAAATCAAGGGAGAGGAACGACCATGACAGACGATGATACAACCTATTGCATTGTGCGATTCTATCAGGATATGAACCGCGAGCGGCGTATCGTGCAGACGGGCCTGACGCTTGAGGAGGCGCAGGATCATTGCAACGATCCTGAAACGTCTGCTAGTACGTGCAGCACGTATGACGGTTTGGCGCATACTCGCAAATATGGCTTGTGGTTCGACGGTTACACGGAGGAATAACGACTCTACCGATGTGCAGGTTTGCGCGTTCACCGTTCGATTCGGTGGCATCGGTTTCGCACTACAAACGACAACGAAAGGCAGATAACATGGGCGCACGACTGGTAGTGACCTTTGCAAATAACATCGACGCCGAACCTGCGGCACACGTCTACCTACACTGGGGAGGCGAAACGGCGGGAGAGGTGGCGCAGACGATGCAATCATTCTTCGACCGCATTGAAACCCTGTCAGACCCTCGACGCGACGATATGCCATACCTAGCCGCAAAGATGGTTGTATGGGCAGCAGACGAACACAGACGCGGCGATGATCCGCTCGATTTCCTATCCGTTGGCGTTGTAGGTAGCGACGACTGGGGCGATGCTCACGTCGTTGTCACGTCAGACGGTTGGCATATCCAACGGGCGTTAGGCTACGGCGTTGCCGCGTCCTAGCGTTCGCATTCTATCCGCTTGCAGGTTTGCATACGTCGTCGTTCGATTCGACGGGGCGGGTTTCGCGTTATTGGACACCTACAGAACGGAGACAACGTGCGACCGATAGGACTGCTCGACAAGGCTGCGCTTGATGTAGCGACGGCGTTTGTACTGCTTGCGAATGCTGGGCATGGCAATGGTGATCATGCGGCTGATTGTGTGTATTGCAAGGTGCATTGGTTGCTTGGCAATGAAGCGTGCAGCACGATTGCTGAGAATGCTCGGCGGGTTGCGTCGTGAGTGCGCAGGGTGATCCGGTTGAACTGTTGGAGGCGGCGCGTAGGTATTTGGCGGCGTTGTGGCATGGGCACTCTCGTAAGAAACTAATTATGTCGTGTGTTGAGTACGATTATTCTACTTGGCGCGGGTATCGTCGTACGAAGAAACAGAAGCAGGCGACGGGGCGAACTGGGTATGCGCCGAGTATGGCTGAGCGTGAGGAGCGCTTGCTTGGTTTGATGCGCGAGTATGCTGATGGTGATGATTCTCATGCTGATGTGTTTGCTGGGAATCATGGTATTACTCGTGTTCGTGCTGCTCAGATATTGGCGGCGATTGATGAGGTTGCTGAACTTGAGGCGATTGTGTTAGACGTGCGGCGCGGCCTAGACGTTGATTTACCTGTGGTGGTGGATGACGACTCTACTGGTTCGATGGGCAACTACTATGATTTGGATAGGTTGGATACGTTGCATGGTTGTGGTGTGCGGCTTGGTGTGGGTGAGTCTACGATTCGTGTGTGGCGGTATCGGTATGAATCGTTTCCGCGCCCGGTTTTCGATACGAGGGGTGTGGCCTTGTATGACCATTATGCGGTGTCTGCTTGGCATGAGGCGCGAGAGCGTGCTAAGGTGAGTAAGTAAACGGCTATGGAAAGGTAGCACTATGAAAACGAAAGAAGTATGTAAAGTGTTGGGTTTGTCGGATGCTCGTGTGTACCAACTTGGTTCGCAGGGTGTGCTTGTGAAGACTGCGACTGGTTGGGATCCGGTGTCTGTTGAGGCGTTGAGGTTGAGGCGTGAGTCTGATCCTCCGAGGCCGGGTCGTGGTGGTCGCCCGAAGGGTAGGGTGCGCTCGACTCGTTCTAAGAAGGCTGGCAAGAAGGTGATTGGCGGCGCTGGGGGTGATTCCCGGTTTGCTCGTATGGAGACGGGTGAGTTGGTTGAGTGGATTGTGTCTGCTCAGTCTGAGGCGAAGCGTCGTAGTGTGTTGTTGGCGAAGGTGAGTCGCTAGTCTGTGTTGGTGTTTTGTGGGGGGTGGCCGTTTGGTTGCCCCCTGTTTTATTGTTGGAGGTATTCGATGGGTGTTATTGTGTATTGCCGGGTGAGCACTGTTGAGCAGGCTCGTGAGGGGTTGTCGCTGGCTGAGCAGGAGCGGCGTTGTCGTGCGTATGCTGATTTGTTTGATTTGAGTATTGTTGATGTGATTGTTGATGCTGGCGTGTCAGCGAAGGATTTGCGCAGGCCCGGTGCCGAGTTGATGATGGAGCGTCTGTCTGGTGATGATGTTGACGGTGTTGTTGTGTGGAAGTTGGATAGGTTGTTGCGTTCGGTGAGCGATATGGTGAGATTGTTGGATTTGTTTGAACGGGAGGGTGTGACGTTTCATTCTGTGACTGAGCGGTTGGATACGTCGGATTCGATGGGTTTGTTTGTTGTGCATTTGATGGGAGCGCTGGCTCAGTTGGAACGTGGCAAGACGTGTGAGCGTGTGCAGATGGTTGTTGATGCGACTCGTGCTCAGGGTTTTCATCACGGAAAGGCACCGTTTGGGTATCGGTTGGTGCCGCATGATGGTGCTGGTTCGTTGTTGCGTCCTGAGGCGTGGTTGTCTGAGGCGCGGTGTATTGCTGATCGGATGCGTTTGCGTGGTGGTACGTTGGGTGCTATTGGCGCGGTGTTAGAGTCGCGGTATGGTGTGCCGTCGATTGGTCATCCTCAGTCTGTGAAGCGTTTGCTTGCTACGCCTGCGCCGTCGTCGTTGGTGTACCACAAGGATGCTGATGCGTATTCGTACCCTGTTGAGTGACCTGTTTTGCCCGTTTGAGGCTGCTGTATGCCCCGTATTGCTGTTTTTGGGCTGTTTTGATACCAAGGTACTGCCTATATGCTTTTTGGCGTGTTTGGGACGTTACAGCGTTTGCGCATACAGATAAGCAGAATAACCACCTGATTCGCGTGGTCTGCCCACTCGCTGTTCACATTTTACGTCTATATTGGAGGGCACAGTTGCAGTACGCCGAACGGCCTGCTACAATCACCCACACTATGCGATACGCAACTACGCGAATCACCGTATAGCAAAACACAGCTCAGCAAAACACAGGATTGCGAAGCACAGATAGGCAAGACGAAGGAAACGGCGAACACATCACCGGAACCGGGGCAAGACCGCGAATCACGTACCACCCACGATAACCCTTAGCCAGCCGCTCTTTGTGAGGACGATGACTAACAGGGACTCAGGGAAGTCGGAGACTCACGGGGCAACGAAGCGATACACAGGATTGCAAAACACCGTAACGCAAAAAGGCGAGCGAAGCGAGCCTTACGCGCGTGTACTGACTAGAGTGCATCGGCTGCATCCGACAAGCAGCATACACTCAGAGCATGATCTGCTCCATCTGCTGCAACGAACCCGGCACCGACCGCGTAACCCTCACATCTAGTGGGACAGGGGGAAGCGTCACGCTATGGATAGGTGAAGCCTGTCGCCGTGACCACGCAATCGAAGGCAATCTAGCCTGTGACTGGTGGATGCAACGCATGATCAGTCGCCAACAACGCACCATTCAGGCAGCGTTCCCACAAAAAGCCGCAAATACCAACAATACCCAAAATACGCCCCTTGACACAGCGTAGAAGCACGCCGTAGTGTCCTCGCTGCAAGACCGGGGTGGTGCCAAATCACAGGTATCCCACGTACCGACCGCCGACCAAACACCGCTCCGGTTCTTGCAATGTATGTGCGTCTGACGGTGCAGATAGAGTGTCAACCGCATGTACGAATGCCGCTCGGGAGGCGGCATGGGACACGGGAGAGGAACGATGGGGCGAAAACATCCACGATCTTGCAGTGGCAAGAAGCGTTACCGCGACGAGCAAGAAGCGAAGCGGGCACTACGCAACCTCGCAACGAACAGCAGTCGTGACACCATCCCCGTACGTTGGTACGAGTGTGCTAACTGTCACGGCTACCACATCACGAAGCAGGCTGAGTGGAGTTGGGTTGCATGAGCGAGTACATCCCCAGCCATAGCGCGCGAGCCGCGTGGAAACAATGCAACCGACGCTACTTCTACGAGTATATTGAACGACTCGAACTAGACGCCGACACAGGCCCAGCACTACGCATGGGGCGTGCGTTCGCTTCAACACTCGAACACCGCAGTCTTGAACAGGTTGCCGCTTCGTACGCAGAGTACGACATTACCCCCAAGATGGAGGAGGAAATGGTGCAGGTGGAAGAACTTGCACGCGGCTACTTCAAGCAGTATACGGAGTGGGAACCGGGCACAGAACGCGAGGTAGAGTTCAACAGCCCACTGCTGGGACGCGGATACCTCGACGGCGTTATCAAGGTTGGTGATAGGCGCTGGGCGATTGAAGACAAGACCGCGAGCCGCTACCACTGGAACGAAGCAGCAGAACGCACACTAGCCTACGAACACCAAACAACCGCATATTTTGGAGCCATGCAAGAGGCCGGTACACCAATCGACAAGATGGTACGCCGCATCACGTTCAAACCCACGATTAACCAACGCCTCAAAAAGAATCCTGAAACGCTTGAGCAGTATCGTGCCCGTCTCGCGGCTGACATAGCAGCAGAACCACTCAAATACTACCGCTGCTACGACCTTTACCGCACGCAGGAGCAGATTGACGAGTTCCTTGACGGTGTGGCTATCACGATTGCGCAGATAGATGCCAGTGAGCACGCCGCAGAGGTTATTGGCATGAGTGCATACCCGCAGAACACGGCTGCGTGTGCAAGTTTTGGTGGCTGCGCATTCCAATCCTTGTGTAAAGACGGAGAGTTAGCACTACCAAAGTACCGAGTAAAAGCAAAATCAGATCGACAATCCAGCGAGGAACCAGCATGAGCCTAGCAGAAATGATTACCAGAACCGAGAAGGAAACTGTACCGCTGCACATGCAGACAATAACGATATTCGGGGATTACGGTACAGGCAAGACCAGTATAGCCGCTGGAAATAAGCAAGCATTGTACTACGATCTTGAGGATTCAGCAGTAGAGCACGAGGTTGACCGTTTTCCAGCAGCACGAACGTGGGCAGAGTTCACGAAAGTATTGGCTGCTATCTGGAAAGGTGATACCAGTCTCGACGGTAGGACCATCGTTATCGACACTGTGACCGACCTATGGAAGTTGTGTGAGCGTCACAATCTAGCAGCACGCGGCCTTGAGCAGATGCCCCGTGATGATTATGGAAGATGCCTTCGAGAAACCCGCGACGATTTCGAGTCAGCCCTCAATACGCTGCTGATGCTACGCACTAAGCGCCGCATGGGAACCATCCTCATAGCACACGAAGACGTAGAAGAAATCGAAACCGACACGCACACGATACGCAACTATCGTCCGAAGGTGCAGGACAAGCATGTGCGTATGCTGATTAGCGCAAAGCCGCAACTGGTACTCAGAACCTTCAAAGCAGACGAGCACCCAGTCACGCTCAAACCATTCGATAACCCACCGAAGTTCCTTGTAGCCGCGAAACCACTCACTGCCAATATCTGTGTGAAGGATAGGTCGAACAAACTTCCCGCACTGGTATCAGCATCATGGGACGCACTAGAAAAGGCGTACAACAAGGAGTAGGCGTGCGGCTAGTCCGAATCGAACCCGGACTATACCAAACAAAGGACCGATCACTACAACTAGCACGCCGCTTAGAAGTATACCGATGCGCTAAATCGCATAAGTATAGGGGCGAGTATTGTCACGGCGAAGCAGTACACCTGATGTACCTATGGTCAGTGATTAGCCTGCAATCTGGTGAAGTCTTAGGCGAGTACCGAACAAAACAAACAGCAAGTAAAGCGATAGAAAGGCACTACACCAATATGAGTAACGCACTTCAAGCAGCACGAGAAGCACTGGCAAAGAACGAGGGGCGAAAGTTCCTGCCACTGCCAAAGGGAACCAACAACTATGACATCGTTAGCATCAAAATGGAGCAGGATCAGAAGGGCCGCAAGTTCCTCAACCTGCACCTGAAATGCTCGATGGGTAGTGGCTTCCACCGATTGTACCTAGAGCCTATGAGTCAGCAGCACACACGATTCCTAGAGTTCTTTATGAAGGACGCCGAAGGGTTAGGCTTCGATACCAGCAAGTATCAGGACGAGTTGCTACTGATCCGCGACTTTATCAGATACGCACCAAGCCTCAAAGGTCAAGTTGTTGAGGCGTTCGTGAAGCACTCAGAGTACACTGACAGTCAGGGTGAGACACGAACCCGTGCTAGTGTGTTCTTCAATAATCTGGTGGGCACACAGGCTGCGCAGGACGAACTGGGTTTTGACGACGATAACGCGGTGAGTGTCCTTGAGGACGAGTTCAACGCTACGGAAGTACCAGCCAGTGATGACGAGTTCATTGTCTGATGCTTGCGTACCAGTGTGACAGGCCGGGGTGCGGCGTATTGTACGAGGCTCGTGAGCCGCGTGAGTGCGTGACTGGCATCATGTTCTACCCACGACATAAGGAGCGCATAGCCCACCTGTGCGAGTCGTGTGAGGATGTGTATGTTCGCTACTGGTTTGCTAAGCAGAAGGCTGCTGATGGGGGGGCGTAGCAGCCGAACGAAAGGCGCGTCGGCTGAGAGGTCTGTGGCGCGCATATTGGCTGAGTACGGCTTCAACGGGGAGCGGAATGGGCGTAACGGAATCACATCTGAGGATGTCGTCCATTCCCTCCCCTCCACATGGATTGAGGTCAAGCGTCGTGAGAAGCTGGCTATCAGCGAGTGGCTTAAGCAGGCCGAGGGTGATGCCCCAGAAGGCTACGAGCCAGCAGTGGTATTCCGTAAGAGTCGTGAGCCGTGGAGAATCATCGTCACACTCACGCACTACCTTGAACTACAACAGAAAGTGAAAGAACACAGTGAGCATCACAGTAATCAAGCCATTGACGGGTAACGACGGCGTTGTACCACCGTTTGCAGGTGGTAGCCCAGTACCGGGACACGAAGACGAGCATTGGGGATTAGAGGTCATACCAGAACCCGACACTCAGTTGCCGCCCATTCCGATTATGCCTGATCCGAACACGCCTATCATTATGGAGCCGGTTCGTGACAGCGAAGATAACTAAGTACACGCCGATTGAGCAGGAGAAGTTGCTGCACGCTGCGTGGATACAAGCCACTCACAGGTTGTGTGCGCTGCTTGTGAACCGCAGGTCCGAGTTGATTAAACTGGCTCAGTACAGGGGCTTGACGCTAGGTGTGGATGCGTATGGCGACGAGTCGTTCTTCCATTCGCTTGACCGATTACGCCATGAAACGATGTGCGAACTAGCAGACGGCATCTGGTATCAAGCCATATACGACATTAAAGACAAGGGATTACTCAGTGAATGATGATCGTACCCGTAGTGCGGTACTGGACGCAGCAAGCGTGAACCTGCAAGCAACTATCACGCAGAGTATCTATCTTGCTGCTATCGCACTACACCTAGACGCACCAGTAAATACACCATTTCGCAAGAGTGTACAGAAGGCCAAGAAACTACTTGCAGAGTTCGAGAAGGAGAATGTTCGTGATAACCGTTGAGGAAACAGAGCCGCTGATCAAGAGCGTGACAGTACAACATCACGCAGCGGGCGGAAAACTGGTAGTACACAGACCCGAATCGTGGATGAAACTTGTAGAAGGCCATGACCTGTGTATCAGCCTGTCGTATCGTAGCGGTAGCCCTGCTGCTGGTGATGGTAAGGTTTGGTGTGCGCTTACTCCCGACGACGCAATAGTATTGGCAGAAGCACTGACCGTGTTCTCTATTCAGCAGACGCAGAGCAATGGCGTTAGCCGAGAGCCGTACATTCGATGATGCGTGAAGTCAGAGACACAATCATCATCCTACTACTATGCCTATTGGTGCTATTGGTGCATGATCAGAACCTTGCACACGCATACGTACCAGACCATAAGCGTGACATTGTGCAGTACCGCAAGCATATCATTCGTAAGATATTTAAGCGGCATGGCAGTGATGCGATACGTGTAGCGATGTGCGAATCAGGTATCAATCCTACTGCTAGGAACGGTCAGTATCTTGGCACATTCCAGATGGGTCGCTACGAGCGTGCTACGTATGGGCATGGGCATAGTACGTGGGAGCAATCACGAGCAGCATACAGATACTTCAAGGCCGTTGGATACTCATGGCGTCCGTGGCAATGCAAACCATAAGGAGAACAACAATGATAGACGAAACCTATATGATGCGACTCGAATCCACCTGTGAAGCACTACGCATACGCAACGGAGAACTGGTGGTAGCACTCATGGAAGCCAACCCGGACAGTAACATCCTCACTAAACCAGTCGGGTACACGCGAACCAGTCGCCTTAACCGAGTCGTGGAAGCCGCACTAGAATACTGCAATAGTGGTGACGATACGGGACTACGAGAAGCGGTCGAACACTATAACGGGTATTGGTCGAATCATTATCAGGATGTGGCTGAGCGTCGTTTGCGTGGTAAGAGGGCGCAGGAGAATAAGAGTGTTGTGTCTTGACTGTGATTCGCCCACGCTTGGCGGCAAGCACCTTTGCGTACAATGTGTGCACGCTAAGAAATCGCCGTATTGTCGTGGCGGGTGTGGGGCAACCCTTGTGGGACACGCCGCATACTGTCGTGGGTGCTATCCTCATCGCAGCAGCAGAACTGGGGGTATACCTTTTACGGGTGTTCCAAGGAGTGCTCGGGAGCGTCGGCAGTTCGAGTTATATCAACAGCAGCGCCGCAACGAGGGGTGACTACCTGTGAAGCATACGCGCCGCATTACTGTGCTTCGCCAACAATGATTACAATATGCGTCGTGTAGTTGCGGTTGGAATGGTAGTGTGGTATCATTAGGCCGCTCTTTGTTAGATCAGCAGGCCGCTGATTGTAATATGCGCAGTGAGTGGTTGGAACATACAGAACGGTATTGTGAGGAGTACAATAATGATCAAGAAGATAGTAATACTGCCAGTTGTAGCGATGCTTGTGGCGGGATGCGGTGCAGATGCAGATGTTGCGTCAGAGAACCTATCGAGGGCGGCAGACAACTTTGAAATCAATCGTCGTATTGTATTCTTTAACGGGATAACTGATACGTATTTGATGACGATTGAAGGCAAGTGCTCGCTAGGTAATAATGACAGCAGCAAACGACTATCTGTTACGTGTAAAGTAGGCGATGGTGAGTACAAGAAGCACTTTCTTGGGCTGTCTGATAATGTGAGTTACTTTGTTGAACAGATTGATGGCAAGCGCGTGAGTAAGGATCATTATCGTGTTACGTTTAAGCCGTCTGTGATTGTGCCCGATATTGATTTTCGTTCTACCAGTGATGGTGTTGACTCGTGAGCGACCCATTCAAATCAGAAACTAAATCACCATGCACTCACCGCTTGTGCCCTGAGCATTGTTGCAACGTGGACGGGTTATGGTGGGCTGACGAACAGTACCCCCGCGAGGCGCACGAGATTTGGTCGCGTTATGTTGATGCGCTGCATGAGTTTCAGATGTTGAAAGATGAGACCGCTATTGCGCTTGGGTTGATTCAGCAAGTGGTTGATGAGCGTGAGTCTGTAAAGAAGGCCACGCCCAGCGACAACCCTGTTTTGCGTGAGCGGTCGTGCCTGATTGGGCTTACGAAGCAGGAGCTTGCCGCGTTGATGACTGATCGTTTGCCGGAGTTCTGGCAGTGGATGCTCGGTCAGACGATGGGTGTATGCGAGGGCGAGAAGTGTGGCAAGGCGCATGGTGTGGTTGCGTATAGCCATGATGTTGAGCGGTTCTTGATGGGGCTTGGTGATGCAGAATGGGCGGGAGTGGAATGAGCACCTATAACGAAAACGACTTACGCACCTACTCGAAACAACAACTAATCGACCTGCTCACGAGCGATGTTGCTGGCTGGAATAGGCTGTATGACGAGGCGAGGCGGCTGAGCGATTATTCGTGGCGGGCGAACCTGTCCTTGGCGAACCTGTCCTTGGCGGACCTGTGCTCGGCGGACCTGTGCTCGGCGGACCTGTCCTCGGCGAACCTGTCCTCGGCGAACCTGTACTCGGCGAACCTGTCCTCGGCGAACCTGTACTCGGCGAACCTGTCCTCGGCGAACCTGTACTCGGCGAACCTGTACTCGGCGAACCTGTCCTCGGCGAACCTGTACTCGGCGAACCTGTACTCGGCGAACCTGTCCTCGGCGAACCTGTCCTCGGCGAACCTGTACTCGGCGAACCTGTACTCGGCGAACCTGTACTCGGCGAACCTGTACTCGGCGAACCTGCGCTCGGCGAAAATCGGCGACGAAACAATGAGCGTCACACAATGGTGCGACCTGCTCGACCTCGCACACGTCGGCAAAAACCAACGACTCGCCTTCAAACGCCTACCCGCAGACCGCATCACAGGACGCAACCACAACAACGGCAAACACCTAATCCACTGGAAGCGTGGCAGTATCGTTGAAGCGCCCGATTGGGATGAGTCTGCGTCGTGTGGTGGTGGGTTGCATGTGTCGCCCACTGCTAGTGCTACGCGCGATTACAGTAGTGAGGGTTTGGTTGTGCCGGTTGCGTTTGATCCGAAGGATGCTGTGTTGCTTGGCGACAAGGCGAAAGTAAGACGATGCAAAGTATTGGGATAGTTGAGTTCGGTGATGGCAGGCTGCCAGAACGATTCTGGAACAAAGTAGTTGCAGATAAATCTGGCTGCTGGGAGTGGATTGCCGCTAATACAGGCAAAGGATACGGCGTGTATTACGTGGGAAAAAAGAGCGATGGATCACAAAGGCTAATGGTTGCTCATAGATTTGCATACAAAATACTGGTTATGGATATTGCAGATGACCTCGATATAGACCATCTATGCAGAAATAGGTCGTGCGTCAATCCGCTTCACCTAGAGCCGACAACTAGAGGAGAAAATCTCAGGAGAGGTAAGCGCGGCGACCTATGGACTCACTGTAAGCATGGACACGAGATTACGCCAGAAAATACGTACACAAAGCCGTCCACCGGTTATCGTGATTGCAAGCAGTGTATAAAAAACAGAAGCAGGAAGTGCAGGGTGTTGGGATGACAGGGCGTAACAACAGTTTACGGAGTGATGGGGTTTCACCTATCGACGCTGGGGTGGGTGAGTTGGGGGAGTGTGGTAGCCTTGGGGATCATGGCGAATCCCATCTGGTAAGCCTGGCTGAATCTGCCCCCGACACTGATTGTATTTGTCGGTTGAAGCAGCAGGAATGCACAGCAACGGTACACGACTACGACCCGATACCCGGGAGCGATGCGGAGTATCCGAGGGAGTCGTGCGGCGAGTGTTACAGGGATGGTTACGATGCGGCGGTGCGTGAAATCGTCGCATGGCTACGCACCTGCCCGCAAACATGTGACTGCGGCTACAAGGACTGTCACTTTACGAACACGATGACAGTTGATGAGTTGGCTGATGCTATCGAGCGGGGCGAGCACAAGGGGGCGCGATAGTGGGCGGCCCATCAAAGAAATACTCTAACGTCATCAAACAACCGCCGACCATACACGAGGGGGCTGGCGAAACTAAATGCTGCGGATACTGCGCCCACGTATGGAATGGATGCGTATGCGCGGTGGACGGCGGCCCGGTTCGTGTTCTGTGGGCCGACGACTATTGTCGCAAGTGTGGAAGCGGCATTGTTGCAGATAGTCACGTCGGCATTTCTCGTCGGGCGTATCGGTGTGGCGAACGCAAGGAAGCGAAGCAATGAGTAACCCAACACGTAGCGGCGATGACCCCGACAGGTGGAGAAGCCGCAAAACAGCAGGCAACCTCAAAGACCTCGGCCCGCGAGCCGTGCGACAGTTTAAAGCCATGATCCTTGTGCATCGGTGGGAGTTATGGCGTAACGCAGAGCAGGAGCGAGAGCAATGAGTGACGAGGTACAAACTCTTGATAGTGGTGGTTCACCATCCGAGGAATCGTACCCGTGGACTCCCAGCTATAGATGGAGCGACATTCATTTACGCGACTGGATGAGCGATGCTGACACTAAGATCGCGCTACTTGCACCTGTAATGGCAGAGGCGATCCTTTGGTATCAAGAAACGTGCAATCTGTTTAGCGATATTGGAAACGCACACTATATGTGCGAAGACCATCTATGCGACGTTGCCAA